CTGATTCCAATCTGCTACCTGTATTTGATCAATGTAACTAACAGCATCTATTAAGTCATCATGAGTCTTGCTATCAGGAAACTGCATCAGTTGGTCTATAAACTTGTTATTCCAATCAGCTTCTTTCAGTACAATCCTACCATGTTCAAATCGTCCTTGTAGTGACCAAACAATCCTATCTGTCTTCTTCTTATTACCGTGTGTTAACTCTTCAATACGAGGATAGTAGTTCAATCTCCTCATCAGATCATTCATGTAAGGCATTACTGCATTCTTCAGTGCACCTTTCTCAATCCCTACAGCATTGACTCTGTAGTCCTTAGCAGCCTTTAGTATCCTAACTGCTGTTTCTCGGACATCCCATCTACCATACTGTATGTCAGCTACCCACCAGCCTTTAGTGTTAACCTTAACAATGGCTATCGCTGTTTCATCCAACTTAGAGTTTTTCGTCTTATTCGCCTGAGATGAATCCGTAAAACCACATAGATCCACCGCAATGAAGTAGTTACCATCCTCAGGTTCTTCGTCAGTAATTTTAATCCATTCATCTTTGAAGATCTCCGACTGTGCAGCCTCAAACGATGCCATGAACTCTTGTCTGAAAGCAAAGCTAGACATTGATCCTCTAGCAGCTTCAATCTCTTCAGGGTCTAACAATGGATTATCAAAGCTAGTGAAGTGCCATGCCTTGTAATGTTGATCCTTACCACTATCACCTAGTTTATACAGTTCATAGAAATGATTTCTACCCATTGGTGTACCAATAAACATTGCTCTACCCTTCTGATCCGCTAAAGCAGGTCTAAGGATTTGTTCGAACACCTGTGGTTTCATGTCTGCATACTCATCCATCACTAAGTATTTAAGACTAACACCACGCATTGTCTCTGGTCTATCAGCACCCTTTAGCGATATCATTGCTCCATTCACCAACGTAATCTGCATGTTATTCACATGACTACCTTTGATGACTGGATGTCCTAGCTCTAACAGCGTAGTCCACATAATATCTCTAGCTTGTCCCTGCGTTGGTGCTACATACCAGACATGACCTTTATCAGTCTGTAGAGCCTCTATGATCAGTGTCCAAGCTGCTAACCTTGACTTACCTGTACGTCTACCAGCAGCGATGATCTTAAACCTTACAGGGTCTTTGAAGACCTCTTGCTGCCACGGTAGTAGAGCTACTGTTAGATCACTCATCTTCTTCTTCGTAGTCTATCAAGGTAGTTTCTACTTCAACAGGTTCATGTTCAATCATCTCTACTGGGGTATCATTTACTCCAGTGATGTTGATGGTAATGGCTCTAGAGCCTCCACCAGCACCTTTATCCTCAAAGTAACTTACTGGCAACATCCTATCAACACATAGCTTCAGTGCTGCCATCTGATCCTTATCCTCATCATTAAGAGCCTTATGCACTATCTTTCTGATGATAGCCTGTGAGTGTGTCAGCAACAGTGAAGCTGTTAGTTCTTTAATCCTTGCTGCTTCACCAGGAGGTCTACCTCTTTTAGGTCTCTTAATGTACTTCTGTACTTCTTCCTTCTTAGGTCTTCCTCTTTTTCTTTTTTTCGCAGGCACTTTCTTTTCTTCATTGACTGCCACAACATCCTGGCTGACCGATGAAGGTAGCGAACAAAGCTCAGATATAACTTCAGTTTTAATTTCGGACATCACTACCTCTATATAGTTTCTCTGCCGGAAGGCAGGACTGTAAGGTGTATATAATTTTATGTATCTACAATGTAGTGTATGACGATAAGTTATATGTCTACTATTATTTAGTTTTTATACGATGTTTTGTTCATAGCCTACATAGAAGGACTTATTGTAACATACAAATGATATTGTTGTAAAGTGTCTTGACTACTACTGTAGGGTTATTGTCAGTGCAAAATCTGTGTTTGAACCAGTGCAGATTCAGTGCAGACTACATATCAATCAAGGCTTTAGCGGGACTCCATTAACATGGTGTCATAGGCTCCGCAGAGGCTTTATAGATAACCTATTGATTCTTAAGAGATTTCTTAATAGTAATGGATTATCATTAACAACTTACTTTTTAGCTTTTTTTGAGGCTATAGAGCTTTCCTATTTTGCTCTTTTTTGTGGCTAAGTAGCACCACAACAATCTACACCACAACTCTACCCCTCCCCCTATGTTGATAACCTGTGGATAACTATGGTGTTATCTGTGGATAACCTGTTAGTAACCTGTGGATAACTCTGTATATTTCATAATGTGAAATGTTGTCTGTGGATAACTGTGCTGGATCTGTGCTGGTAACTGTGCAGAGACTGTGAAGGTATGTCGATGAAGCATCCTACAATGACACTTGGTTGACCCTACAATGATACCTACAATGACACTTGATTGATACCTACGACGATAGTCGATTGATTGTTGTATTCGAACAACACTACCATTCATCCTGGATTATTGTCCGTTCGTCCAGATAGTTGGAAAAGTCTATTGAAACATGTTCGGAAACTCTATAAGATGGTTTTCATCGCAACCAACAAAGGATTAATCAAATGAAAATCGAACTGGATAAAACTGAAGCCCTTAGAATCCTGGAAATTCTTCATGACCTGCACAAAATGACTATGGACGATTTTGCCGATCCTAAAGCAGTCGGTACACTACAAGCAAAAGCTTTTACGTCAGCATTGGATGTTCGAGAGTCTTTAAACAAAGCATATGTCAAACTACACGATTAAATAGTGTCCTGCTTACAATGCCTTACAACATAGGGCATTGTTGGTAGTACACTAAAGCTTAATCAACAAACTAGGAGCAAATCAAATGGAAAAGACAAAGGAATACTATGCGGGCTTTGATGCAAAGTCAGATGAAATAAAAACAATGGGTTTTGAAGCTGCTAGAGACAAATTCAATTTAGAAAACCCACCAGGACAAAAATGGACTGGTAGCATACAAGGATTAAATTATGCCAGAGGCGAATACCAAGCGTTATGCGATGCACTAGCCAAATAAATTTAGTACACTAAACTTCAATCAATCACTAGGAGCAAATCAAATGACAAACGCACCAGCAAAGCCACAGTTTGAAGGTCAAATCATTAAATTCAAATCGCCTCATGCTGACGTATGGCTTTATGATATCGCCGTTCGCAATGAAAAGTATGGTTGGCTTGAATGGTACGCTATCAACGATCCTGAAATCATCAAGTCTTTGGATAACAGTTATACTAAGTAAGCTTAATCAACCCCACAAAGGACTAACTATCATGCGACTACGTGCCGATCATGCCGCATTATCTCAAGCCATTACGATACATAAGAAAACCGTACGTATGGTGTCCGACTATGAGCATAGGTTACTTAAACCAGTATCCTACAATGATAAGCTTGGCAATGGCAGCAAAACCATTACCAAAGGCGCATGGAAGGGTTTTCCAGTGTATTCCCTTACACTTGAGGAAAGATCCACATGCTCACGCACTTGTCAGCAATGGGCTAATTGCTTTGGTAATAACATGGCCTTTGCACATCGTATAAAGCCGGATGATCCCGAGCTATTAATGCTTAGATTGTCCGATGAGCTTTCGCATTTGTCCGATGTACACCCTGAAGGCTTTGTCGTACGCTTGCACATACTGGGTGATTTCTTCAGTGCAGCATACGCTCAGTATTGGGTTGACGCATTACTAGAATACCCTGCACTTAGGATATTTGGTTACACTCATAGGTCCGAGCAAGACATTATGGATGTTATCCGTTCAGGGTTACAGAATAGCAGAGCATGGATTCGATTTAGTGACAAGGGAGGTATCATGTCTGCTAACGTCAATGGTGAAGGTATACAATGCCCTGAGCAGACTGGTAAGACTCAATCATGCATGACATGTGCACTTTGCTGGTCCACTACTAAACCCATTGCATTCAAGGAACATTAATGGAAAACTTTAAGATTGTCGGTTATCTATTGTCCTTCACTACCAAGGGATCGGACCATACTTGGTTAAAGCGATTCGACAATGAATCAGCCGCTAACTATTATGTTCGTAGCGTAGGCTTGGATGACGCTAGAGTCTATGTGTATGAAATCAATCCTATTATCACAACCATAAACGAGGCCTTATCATGTCAGTAGATTATAAGATTGTCGGATATCTAGTCACGTACTATCTAAGCTTAGAAGGAGGCTTAGAACACTTGGACAGGTTCGATACGTTGGACGATGCAGAAGACTTCGTTGATCGTTTAGAACCTGAAGAGTTTTGGATTAACCCCATTGTAGACTTATCAGGAGAATAGACTATGCAATCTAGTGACTTTGTGTTGTATCTTGGTGGTAGTGTTTTCGGTGTATTGTTTGCCTTCATGCTCTTTATAGGATTAACTATATGATTCAACTATACTTCAATGGTAAACCCTGCGAGATAGTCAGTAGGGACTCTACTGACGGTACTGTCTGTATACGCTATGCCGCTGATCATCCTAGTTGGCCTTTCCCTAATTATACTTGGGTAGATCCCAGAGTATTGTCTAAGCTTAGGCAGTCTAAACACGCTAAGCGATTAGAGGCTCTACAAGGCGTTGAAGATGCACTCATGTAGGTAGGTGCCACCTTAGCCTAGATAATCGCTTCTAGGCCTGTTTTAATCGATTCTAGAGGGTATTCTATGACTAAAGAAATGTTGGATGAATTGCTGTACCTGATTGAGCTTCAAATCAAGGCTAACATAGCCCTTGCATTAGGTCATGCTGATGCTGCGGACAAGGAAGCAGAAAGAGAACATGTTCAGTACTACAGACTTGTTTCGTTGATTGACTCTATGAAGGATGACTTAAAATGAGGTGCATCAGCTGCAACGAAGCCTTAAGCGACTACGAAGCCTCTAGGCGTAGTGTTCGAACACACCAATATATTGACTTATGCAATGGATGTTTTAAGTATGTCCGTGATGAGATTGCTGCTGTAGGTAATGTACGCTTGATCAATGAAGGAGATGATGACATTGTAAGCAAACGTAATATTGATGAAGAATGACTTGACAACTTTGTTTTTCTCTGATACCCTAAATCTATATAGGCTATGTAGGCTACTTAGGCTATGTATTACGTATATACTATGTACTTATATTTAATATATACTTAGTACTTAGTCTAAATAGTCTATGTACAGTAGGGCTTAACATAAGGATTGTTCGAAATGTACCCTGATGACGAGTTTTTACCTGAAGAAGCCTTTGACTACACTAAAGGTGAGTATGATGATATGCACGAAGACCACAACATTAACGACGTGTTAAATCGTTTTGTTCGCTTATGCCAGGAATATGGTTTTTACTTTATGATGCGTCAGTTAACTAAGGCTTTGAATGCTAAAGGGTTCAACGTATGAGAAAGCTTATACAGCCACGCAAGCGTAAGGTTAACCCCTATGTAGCCTACCTCGAGAATCATGGCCGCCATGCTACCTTAGAAGACCTCCTAGAGGCATTCCCTGATAAGACCTCTAAGCAGATAAGAGACTCTATGTCAAAGTTAGTTGATAACTACACTGTTGATAGGGATATTAGGAAGGATGATCATCAATACTTGATATCGTACTCACTAGGTGGATATAACACCAGGGACAACACTGGTATCTGTTGGCATAACCCTTTTAACTTGAGGACAACATGAGCAGAGAAGCTATGAAACACACACCAGGGCCATGGGAAGTGGCCGATCTCCCGCACAGCATCGTTGTCCGCACAGAGTCACCAAACAAGACTCCCTACGGCGCGAGCCGCTACGCCGCAATTGGCGGTTTTGACCGGACAGATCCGGATCAGTTTGCAGAAGCTATCGCTAACGCCCGTCTGATCGCAGCTGCGCCTGATTTGTTGGAAGCGCTGAAGTGGCTTAATGCTTGCGTCAAACGCCCTGGTCCGCACATGGACGCTGGTGCAGCGCTGGAGAAGGCGTCCGCCGCCATCGCCAAGGCGACTGGGGGTGAGGCATGAGCAGAGAATCTATGAAGTTGGCGCTTGAGGCGCTTGAGTTGTTGGCTCGTTACGAAAATCCGTCGACAAAGATACAAGTCCGCAAACCTAAAGACGGCGGCTCGATAGTGACTATGTACCCGCACAAAGTGGCAACAGAAGCAGCAGCAGCGTTGCGCGAAAGGCTGGCGCAGCCTGAGCAAGAGTCAGTGAAGTTTTGCACATACCCAAAGTGCCAGACAACGGCTGGATGCGCTGGAGTTTGCGCTCGCCAGAACACCACCCCGCAGCCGCGCCAGTGGGTTGGGCTGACGGATGAGGAAATTGATTATCAAGCCAAGAAAGACGACCACGCGGTTTATTTTGCTCTTGGTGCTTTATGGGCAGAAGCCAAGCTAAAGGAGAAGAACAAGTTGTAGATATCGTAGTAGGGCTACGACTCAAGTTAAAGGAGAAAAATCAGTGAACTATTTAGCCACGCATGTTGGCTGTGATGATTGTGGATCCAGTGATGCACTATCCGTATCTGTTAATGATAAAGGAGAGACTTGGTCACATTGTTTTGCTTGTGGTACGAATACTAAAATGTCTGAACATGATGATAACTTCAGGCAAAAGCATACAAAGTCTGCTAAGGTGATTCCAATGTTAGATGGTAAGTATCAGTCTATACCGCTAAGAAACCTATCCAGAGATGCCTTAAAAGCCTTTGGTGTGATGATCACTGATGAAGGTGGTGTAGCTTTTCCCTACTGCGATGCTGATGGTAAGGTAACTGCATACAAGGTAAGACATGATGCAATGAAGACTGATTGCACCATCAAAGGTGATTGGTCTAAGGCTACTTTGTTCGGACAGCATCTATTCCCTAAAGGTGGTAAGAGCATTACCATCACTGAAGGTGAATTTGATGCTGTTGCTGTGTATCAAATGAATGGTATGCGATATCCAGTAGTAAGCATACGTAATGGCGCACAATCAGCACTAAAGGACTGCAAGGACAACTATGAATATCTTGACTCTTTTGAAACCATTGTTATCAGCTTTGATGCTGATGAAGTTGGTAAGCAGGCTGCTACGAAGGTAGCGGATCTGTTCGGTGCTAAGGCTAAGATAGTAAAGCACAGGCAACCACACAAGGATGCTAACGATTATCTCAAAGATGAGATGATCAAGGAGTACATCCAGGACTGGTTCGCTGCTGAAGTCTATGTACCTGATGGGATCATCGAAGGATCAAAGCTTTGGGAAGAGATCAATACACCAGCCATTAAAGCCTCTTGTGACTATCCTTGGGTTGGTCTTAATGCTTTGACTTATGGTATCCGTAAAGGTGAGCTGGTGACGTTTACAGCAGGTTCTGGACTAGGTAAATCACAGGTGCTGAGGGAGATCGTTTACCACATCCTATGTAAGACTGAGGACAACATTGGGTTAATGTTTCTGGAGGAGTCTACTGTTCGCACTGCCAAAGGTATCATGTCTATCCATGCGAACAAGCCACTGCATCTACCTGACACAGCGTACACTGATGAGGAGTTTAGAGATGCCTTCGAGCACACTCTTGGC